CAAACTGCATTCTGAAATGACACATAACTGACATTATATTGCGTATTTTGCGTAGGATATGTAGAAATAACTAGCGTTTTACCACCAGCTGTATATCCTGTACCAACCACTTCATTTTGCGTAGTATAAGCCGTTGTTGCTTGATTTAAATTAGCCAATGCGTTATAAAGCGCTATTTTATAAGTATACGGCGTTGTAGCGGAAAAGTTTTCCAATCCACTTAATAAGTTTTGTTGGAACTGCGTACACGAAGTTTGAACTATCATACAATGACCTTAAATAAATTTCTTTTGCTTGAATTATCTACACCACGTATTACTTGTAAATTGCCAGGAACATGCAAACCAGAAACAAACTCACCCTGTAAAGGTATTATATGGTCAACATGCCAAGGTTCATTATTTACACGAGTTAACATGGTAGCAACAGAATGAATGCATTTTATTTTTAATTTATCAAATTTAGTTAACCATTTTGGTGTACGTTGTATTCTTGCAGCTCTTCTTTTTGCTACTGTAGTACGTTTAACTAAATATCCAGCAAGTGTTTTTTCATATTTTTTAATTGCATTTTTTCTATTTTCTTTACCTTTAGGTGAAGAATCATAATGTTTTGCATTTTCTTTTCCACGTTCTGAATCCCTGTATCGTTTCATACGTGCAATTCTATTTGCGTATGCAACAGGATTTGTTATTTCCATTATGTACTGGCATTTTTTACACACATGGCGATATCCGTTAGAGTGTTTTTTAAAATCCACCAATTCTTTATTTTCTAGGCATTTTTTACATGTTCTCATAAAACCACATTGCCTTTTAAATTAGTATTTAATTTAGTCATTCCATCCCTGTACGCATCGCCACGCTCAAGACCTGCACCAAGACGAATAATCTGTTGAATAGCTTCTTGATACATCTTTTCATAATATGTAACCATATCCTGCTCACCCTTCATAAATATCATTGCCTCACGCAATGAACCATAAAGAAGAACAGGATCATAATTATCCCCTAACCAACTATGTCCAGTAGAGTTAGATACTGTTGCAACAGGAATACTAAAGTTTGTTCCAGAACCTAATGCAGTGCATGAAAGGGTGTCTCCAGCCACATAAAAATTACCACCAAATGTTAATGTTACAGATACTACTGCACCGCCAACAACTTGAATATCCGCTGTTGCGCCCGTGCCAGATCCGCCACTTAATGAAACATTTTGATATACACCATTTGTATATCCAGAGCCAGCTGTAATTGTTCCAAGCGTTGCTATCTGACCTTGAATAATGGTAGGTGGATAATAGTAATAATGCATCTCCATAATATAATTTTTATCTGGAGTTGGTGCTAACATCAAAGTCATTTGGTTAACATTGCTATATTGTGATCCAAATACAGCATAAAATCTTGGCAATCCTTGTGGAGTACCTTGATAAGTCGGCGATGAATATACAACTGATGGATATGCTTCTCTTAAAAAGTTAACATCCTTATCCAACAAATATAAATAATTGTTTGGCGTTGTATTATTATCTATAACTGCTAATGAATATACAGATAACCAATCAGTTGGTAATGATAAATACTGATTTCCAGCCGTTAAATTACCTGTAACATTCTTTCTTAAAGACGGAATTTGAACTGAATTATAAACACGATCTTCTGTTTGCTGAACAAATACTGGAATATTTTGAACAAATAAAGCTTCCGTATTTTCTGCATACGCTTGAATGGTGTTATATAAAGTTTCGTAATTCACAATTATCCTTATGCCATAGGACCACGACACATACGACCTTTAGTCGCCGCACCAGCACCACGCATTTCAATACCATCTGTCTTAGGTCCACGTGTTTTATTGCCAATAGATACAGTCATAGATGGCATTCCACCCGGTGTATGCTCATTAGACTTTAATGTATTAGGATCTGTTGCATAACATACTCCTAAATCAACATTGGTATCGCCAGACATAGTATGTGGCTTAGCGTAATCAGCGCCAGAACCAACTTCCTTGCCCATAACTTTTCTAGAAAATTTAGCCATTATTTGCCTCTTTGATTGTTTGCACGTGCCATGTTACGACCTACAGCTCTCATCTCTTTGCCTGTCACGCCGCCTTTTGCCATTTTATCTAAACCACCCTTTTTAAGCTTTAACTTAGTGCCACGACCACCTTTGTGTTCTTGCATGTCGTGTTGTTTAAATGCCTTTTTAATTTCCTTATCAGCCATAGCTTTGTCTTGCTTCATGTCTGCTTTTTTATCCATCATCTTTGCCATTTTAAGCTCCTAACTTGTTAATATTGATACTGTTCCAATTTTAATTACTAAATTTAAATCATTCGGCACAAAAGCATCAGAAAAACTTCTTGCCCCACCTACGGGATTCCAATTCCATTGTGTCTGCCTACTACCATCACTTGGATATCCGCCACTATTAACATCATTACTAGCTGTTGGACTTGTATATAAACCCGTATTGCCCGATGCATAATATGATACATCAGGACGCGGTTCCCGTACAGCCTGTGGATCATATACAGGATACAAACCAATCTGTAACTGTGGCTGGTCTGGATCCCAACATGTTGGACATACTTTTACACTATATCGATGCGTCTTTAATACTTGCGTTCTTAATTGTGTAAGTTTATATCTTTGCCCGCATCTATCACATTCAGCAATGCTATGTTTGGCACTTGCATATTTATGTGACATATTTACCTCATGTACATTACATTACGTGGAACAAAACGTATATTTGCTTTTTCCCTATCTTCCGTAGAAGCAATATCCCATTGTTCCTGATATTCTGATTTTAACATTAACACACGATTTGGATCTACATTTGGCAACTTAATAGATAAATGAAATGCTAATCCCGCAACCATACATGGTATTAAACGGAATGGTATATCCTGATTATAAACACCACTTCCAGCATCTTGTAATCTACGCATTCTGTAATAAACAAATGTATAATTTGTTCCCGGATTACCCGTTTGCCAAATATTAATATTCGGTAAATAATTTACATATAATGATGCGCCAGATGAGTGTGATGCCGCAGTTGTATTATTAACGCCACGATAACAGTTTAACAACTGATTAGCGTTACTAGTTAATGAAGATCCGATACCTTGATATAGAATAGTTTCATTGTCAATATTGATATATCCTTGACTTCTTAGATTTGCTGTAGAAGTTACATATAAAGTTGTATCTGCTGCACCTGCGGCTTGCGATAAGGTGGTTGTAGGGTTTGCATCCACATTGCCTGACTGTCTATCTATCCAAACTTGAATAGGCCGTCCATAAGCGTTTTTCGTAGGAATTGTAGAATAGGTTGATTCAGATATTCTAGTAATATTAATATCGACCTGATTTTGTCCTACACCCTGACGAATGAAGTGATCTAACAAATCAATTGTATCTACTGGTAAAGGATAAGATATCTGTCCACCATTTACATTAATCGGAATTTGACCTTGTTCTATAGTCCATAAGTTAATTCCACGATTAGCCCACTCAATGGTTAATAGATTTAAAGATCTACGAGCTGTACGCAAATCATAACCTGACCGAAGCTGAGTTCCGCATCTTTCAAACGCATCCTCAACAATCTCAGTTAAATCTAAATTGAATTGCGATATGCCCGTTGTTGTCATTTTTTAAGCTTACTTAAAGTTTCCGCTAATCTTGCTCTTTGTCCTAACTTGCCGGGTTTCTTAGCAGCAGCTGCAAGTTTTTTCTTAGGAATGGTTTTACCTTCTTTTACACCCAACTCTTTTCTTAAAGCACCGGGCTTTTTAATTGCGCCAGCTATCCAATTTTTAGTTGCCATTATTTTTTCCTTGCAGCTCTTATATTATCAATTAAGTTTGGATATGGTCTACCAGCAACTTTAGCCATAGCTTTTGCTTTTGCCTTTTTTGCAGAAGTAAGTTTTTTAGGCTTTCCTAATGATTCAGGGCGATCTTTATCCCAAATCTCACCACCTTTTTTATACATCTCTACATCATCAGGATTATCTTTCCTCTTGATAATTTTCTTACCCGGCATTTTGGAT